TAGGGCGGTGCAAGCTGCGTCAGCGTCATTTGTGATCTCCTTGCGTGTCATTTAACACGAAAATGGGGTGTTTGGATAGCATCATTGCTGACCACCGATTGTCATGCGCCCGACCAGCGGAATGCGCGGTCCGAGTTGTTCTTCTTGCGACAGCGCCGCACCTGCTCCAGCACCCACAGCAGCCGCTCTGGACGTGCCAACGATCTGCTGTGGCGCGTTGCGTTGCGCGGTGCTGAATGCGGACATGGCAGCGCCATATGGCTCGCGGATGATTGACCCAAGCCAGTTTTGCAAAAGAAACTGGCCCGGACCTGACGCAGTAAAGCTAGAGGCAAGCCGCTGTATCATGCCAGCCGCCGCGTTGGCGCTGTTTGATGCGTTCACCGCCGCGCTGGTTGCCCGTGCGGCAACGTCGGCAAACTGGGTTATCGTGTCGCGTTCAACCTTGCTAAAAAGATTGTTTACAACACCGGGGTTGTTCTTATTAAGGTTGGACCATGCGTCCTTGAAGGATTTCCCAGAAACATTTTCTGCGCCGCCAGTTCCAGTTTTTTTAGCCGTTTCCGTCAGACGGATTAGAGCCTCTTGGCGCAGCGCGTTCCATTCAGCCTCTGGCAACTTGCTTTTCAGCGTAAGCAAATCCCGCGCAAGACCTGTCTTCCCGGCAAGGCCTGACGCAGTCATTGTGAAGATTGCGTTAGCGGCACTTTCGGGCGCAACCTTGAGAGCAAGCGACCCATCTCGAATGCCTTCTTCGGTCAAAACGCTCAGGATGCCGCCTTTGCTTTCCCAAGTATTCTTGTATTCTCTCCAGTTCTTAATCGCATTTGACCATGCTTTTACGGCCTGCTGGTCCCCAATCACAAGTTGGTTATCAACCGCAGCTTCTAGCCGTGCGTCAAAGTCGTTAAGGATTTTTCCCGCAACCACCCCATCTGGAGTTGGGACGCCAGAACGAAGGCTGCTAACCTGTTGACGCCATGACTGTAACGCCCCTACATCACCACCATTGGCCATAATCTCATCAAGCCGCAGTAAATACTGATCGACCTTCGGTGTGGCAATCGGGCTGCTTAAGTCTCTATAAGTTCCGCGCACCGCATCAGTAATATTGACCGCTTCGTCTGGGGTGACGTAAGCCGCACCCGACGCGCGGGCTTGCTTGTAAAGATCATCTGCACGCGCCTTGTCTCCGGCGCGTGCAGCCACAAGAGCTTCTTGCGCAAGCTCGCCGCCTTGGCCCTTCGGAACTGCGATAGAACCCGGCGCGATGCCTTCGGTAATGGCTGTAATATTGCCGCTTAATGCCTCTTGTTGGCTTTTTCGAAACTCCATCATCCGCTTTTCGGCAGCGGAGCCATAAACACCACTTGCCATTGCGTCTTCAACAAGCTGCTGACCTTTGCTGCCCGTGATCTGGCCGCGTGTCATCGGCACCTCAACTGGCAGGCCCTGAGACATGGCTGTGACAGCCGCGGCATCTGGAGACACGCCAGACGCTACTTGCTTTTGGATTTGTGCAGCAACGCTTGCGGAAACCTGATCTGGGTCAAGACCAGCATCTCGCACCATCTTTGCTGGGCCGGGCAAAAGCCTGCCATCTGGCCCCAAGACCTGTGTTGGCCCAACGCGGCGAATTGTATTGACCAGCGATCCAACAATGTTGATCAGCTTCTGACCAACCACACCACCAGCAGCACCAAGTGGAATGTCTGTTACTTGATAGGGCGCACCAGACATCTGTGAACTAGCGGCCTCAACTAAACCAGCTTCAGTTGCACCGATAGTGGCAGCGCCCGCCAAGCCAGCCGTAGGCAAGCCGATAGCAGCCAACCCCCTACCAACTGGTGTCGCCAGCCCTACTGCACCAGCGGCCTGCATAACGTCGATCATGCCAAGGCCTGGTTCATTCGGGTAGAACCGCGTTAGTGCGCCAGTTTTCTTGCCGTTCTCTGAGCGTGGCCACATAGCATACATCCGGCCAGACTCGTCTGTGCCAAATGTGGTTTCAGGTTCGATCTTTAGGATGCCGCTTTTCAGGCGATCCTCATTGCGTGTGGTCGCAAGCAGCGCCACCATGCGGGCCGACTCAGAAGCCGACAGGCCAAGATTTGCGTTAACAGCGGATGGGATGTTGGGATCGGCATCAGACCCAGCAATAGAAGTCCATATCCGAGACAGGACACTTGGTTTTTCTTCCGCAGGCTGCGTGCCAAGCATTTTCCGCAAAGCAGCAAGAGCCTGCTCTTCTGTTTCTGCCGTGACTTTATATTTCGTGCCGTCTGGTGTGGTCAGTTGGAAATCAGCCATCATTCGATCCTTTGAATGGTGACGCCATCAATAACGACTGGCTCGGTTGTTGGCGTAGGTGCAGCTTTCGGAGCCTTGAAGCCAGCAAGCGGGTTCTGCAACTCGAGCAAAGCCTTGCGGGCCTCTTTTCGCGTTATTTCGCCATCAAGTACCTGTCCGGCAATGATTGACGCTGCTACGTCATATTCATTGATTGCGCGGAGCGTATCAATGATTAACTTGTTGCCGCCCGGCTGGTTGATGAGAGAAGGCAGGGAGTTCCTAAACAACAGCAAATCAGCGTCGGTCATAGTTCCCGAACCCGGTGCGCGTTGCGCTGGGACAAGCCTGCTGATCGCAGCGTTTATTGCTTGAATTTCACTAAGGCCCTCGGTAGCAATTCCAAACCCGCCAAGATAATTTTTAACTGTAGCCCCACCACCAGTATCAACACCAGACAAAAGAGTTTCAAGATTGTCCAGTTCGAACAAAGACCTAGCGGCAGCTGTCCCCTGATTGGCAACTGCCGAAAATTGCGTTGCCGCTTCAGCCCCACTTTTCTTTTCAAACTCAGTCTCACCAGCTCCAATTGTCACTAACGGGCCTTTGTCGCCTGATCCGGCCTTCTCCATTGCCAATTCATACCGCCCATCACCGCCTTCATTTTTTGGAACAATACCAGCCAAGCGGAGTTGCGCATCTTGGGTTCGTATTGCGTCAGTTGGCTTTTGACCTGTTTGTGTCTTTTCCAGTATGTTATTTGTTAGATCATCAGAAAAAAGGCCCGATGCGTTAGAAGTCAATACAAGCCCAAGTCCAGCCCCGTGTGGGTTAGTTTTAATGGCCTGAAGGAATGCTTCTTGTGCCTGAACTTCGGCTGCATTGCCTGATGCTTTTGCCGCAGCGATGCGCTCTTCTACAAAACCTATTGCAGTCTCTGCATCGCCGCTCATCAATGGGATAGCTACGGTAACATTATATTTTCTTATTTCGTCTTGCATTGGTTTTTGCATTTCTGCAACAACGGCTGCTTGTTCGTCAAAGTTTCCTGCATACTTCAACTTCAGCGCATTAGCCATTTCTGGCGTCCAAGTCTTGTTCTCAATGGCATCGCGTGAAATCATAAGGTCTTGCTGAAACGCTGCCGCTTGCTCTTGCTGCTTGGCTGCGGCTGCACGTTGCTCTGCCAAAGCAGTCTGTTGATCTGCAAAAGCCTGCTGCTGCATGGCCGCATTCTGCTGCTGGATTTGCATTTCCTGACGCTGGGCAATGTCATTGCGCCCCATCGTGTAGCCCTTGATGGCTTCCTCAATGGGGTTCTTTACGTCTAGAATGTAGTTGATCGGGTCCATTATTGGAATCCATTTCCAAAGAACATTGCTTGGCCGCGCGATAATGGGGCCATTGCATTTCCTTTTGCGTCTAAAGGCTGATACCCTGTGAAAGCTGCGCCGCGCCCCAGTGCGCCACCAATGCTGCCGATTACGTTGCCCCAAGCCTGACCAGCCGCAAGTGTTCCACCAGCCTGTGCCGCGCCCTGCTGGGCCAGAAGGTTGGCAATGTTCGTGCCTGTCTGCATCCCAGCGGTTCCAACGCCAGCCGCAGCATTCTGGCCCATCGTTGATAGACCACCAAGGCGGTTGTATTGTTGCTCAATCAGCGACGATAGAACTTGCGGGCGGAACTGAGCCAAAGCGCCCTGAACATTCCCACCACGCAAGCCACCTGTAGCAGCTGCGCTCTGCAAGATGCCCTGCTCCCCTTGCTGCACTAGAGCATTGAACTCTGGGCCTTGCTGCAGGGCATTGATTGCGGCCTGTTGTGCCTCAGGACCACTGACGCCAATCAAAGCAGCCTGTTGGCCTAGTGCGGTTGTGCCTGTGCCAACGTAGGGCTTCATCAGCACCTGTAGAGCATCAAACTGGCGGCGTTGTTCATCTATGCCCTGCTGGGCAGATGCTGCTTGCTGGCCCGCTGCTTTCTTGGCTGCTTTCGATTGAATGACACCGCTAACAACAGTGCTTCCGACAATGGCTGCTGCAACCCACATTAGTTTGACCTCTCAAGATATTTTCTTATTGCGGCATCAATTGCTTCCACGCTGGAATTTGCAATTTGCTTATCATTCCATGCTTCGCTCTTATCGATGAACTCGTCTTCTATCTCAGTTAAATCTGTCTTGTCTGTCGCGTGGATGTTCTGAAAGATACAGTCTTCAATGGCATAACCAAACTTTCGGCCCGGTTCGCTGATGAATATATAAGGCCCATCGATGACCTTTGCCTGACCATTCACAAAAACAGCCATCTTTCCCTTGAGCAATACATTCATCGTTTGCTTTTTGTGAGCATGCCCAATGATGTAAGTTCCCGCCGCAATAAATCCTTCGCGGATGTATATGCCCGCTCCAAAGTGATGAACGACAGGGCAGTCGATCTGCGGCATGTCCAGCATCATGGATTCAATGCCATCCAGCATTGCAGGAATGTCTTGGATGGGCTGAATTTCACGCAACGGCTGATCCACTTCGGATAGCGCCTGCTGGTGGGCCAATGTCTCAGCCCGCGCAGTATCGCAGATAATGGGCTTTTGGGCAAGGTTTGTCATGTCAACATATACCTTTGCCGAATTGCCTGCGGATCGTAGAGCGAAAGCGGATCAACTGGCTTGGGATATAGATCGGCCAAGGTCTTGGCTGGTTGGAATCCGCGCGCAAAGTCGCCCTGCGCTGGCGCAACTTCCATAGGCTGTGGGCTTTTTGAAACCATGCCCATGATGCGATCAACATAGGCTTGCGTCTCTGGGAATGGCGGGATGCCACCATATTTGCTGACATTGCCCGGACCCGCGTTATACGCTGCAAGTGCTAGTGTTGGATCACCAAAGCGATCCAATTGTTGCTTTAAATATCGCGCACCACCACGAAGGTTCTGCACGGGATCGGTAGGATCGACGCCTAAATCGCTTGCAGTGCCGGGCATCAACTGGGTCAATCCAATCGCACCCGCCGACGATGTGGCGTTGGGGTCGAATGAACTCTCAGCCTCGACCAGCCGCATGAACAGGTCAGGGTCAACACCTTCTTCAACTGCGATCTGGCTGGCGAGGCTGCGATAGTCCATCAGTCATCTCCTTCGTGCGCTTGACAGACGCGCAGGGCAGAACAGACGAAATTAAACTTCTCGCAATAGCCGCGACCGCCGCCAGAGGCGTCATAGTCCGTCACCGGGATGCTTTCCATCATCGCCTGCATCATCGGGTCAACGCAGAAATATTCGCAGTTCAGGCACATGCGCCTGCGGGCTTCCTTCTCGTTCATGTCCCAAGCCTTGGCCAGCGCAGCCCAGAACGGCTTGTTTGCCTTCGGGTCAAGAGATGGATTGGCTGGGCCGAACTGCCAGCTATCGATCGCCACCTGCTTGTTTTTCTTGTTGTCGGCTGCGCTGGATATCTTCTGCTTCGGCAAACCAAATTCAATCATCATGTCGTCCATCACGAAATCTCCCTTCCAGAAGCGCGAATGTTTATAGCAGTGCCACTACTGGCGATTGTGGAAATAAACCCACCCGGCGCAATGACCTGCCCGACCAGTTCGGGGAAAGTGTAGGTCTCGGATGCCTGAAGCGTCTTAGTCTTGACGATCAGGTTGTCGTTTCCCGCAGACCCCGCAGATGTTACGAGGTTGACGCTGATTGTTCGCGCCACCGTGTCGTAGTTTGTGGCGGTGAATTTGTCGATAATCGCACTGACGCCAGTTGCGGTATATTGGGCGGTCTGCGTCACCTCGGCTGTCTTAGCCGCGATCAGAACGGTCGTTGTAACAGCCATGATTAGACCTCCAAAGTGCTTACGTTGTCCGTGACAGTCAATATGATTGACGGCACAGATGGATGGATTGCCGATGCTACCTCGGCCAGTAGAATAACAGAAGTATCATCAACCTCCCACATCAATTCGATGTAGTCGCCAGCGTTCAACTGGATGATGTAGTTCCACGCCGCAATGACTTCTGCATTGTTGCCTTGGATGCGAATTTGCCCGGAACTATCAGGCACATTGACCCCATTTTTGCGCAACCAAATCCACATCAGCGCCACACCGCCAGCCGTCTTATCCACCTGAGCCGAAAACTGTATGTTGTAGACGTTTGAGCGATCAACATAGACGCGGGATGTTGGCGTTCCCAGATAAACGCCATTTGACAGGTCTGTGGTGTTGAACGTCATGGCGTAAGCGGTGTTGATTGCAGCAGCCGTCTGTGATGTCGTATCGTAGAACGACCCATAACGCGGCGTGCGGTATTCCTTGGGCGGCGGCATTTGCTGCAACGCAGAAACCTGCTGTTGCAGATTGTTGATCTGTTCCTGTGACGCAGGCGATGGCGCAGCGGCGACTAGATCGGCCAGACGCTTGGCATCAACAGCCTCAGACAACGCAACATCTGCTTTGTTGTCGGCTGCGCCAGTGGCGTATGAGTTGTCAGTAATCAACTGCGTCAGCGCAGCAATGTCGGCAGGCGTTAAATCACCCGCCACGATGAACAGACGTTCAAGCGCCTTGATCATTGCCGGGTCATTCTGGGCAAGTGCCGCGATCTGGTTGCGTGTTGGAACTGTTGGGTCAGCCATTAGAATGCCAGCGGTTCAACCCGCGCCTCCAGTGCTGCAACGGCCACATGAGCGTCAGAGGTGCCACGGAAGCGCTGCATCCGCATGTTCCGCATGTTCCCCTGCTGGAACCAGACTAGGCGCTTGTTGCGCTGTCCTATGGTCCCTGCGCTGATGCCCTTCTCGACGCTCCAAGTGATGCCGTCGACCGAATACTGCGTCCAGATTGTGGGATCGACGCCGAATGCCGTTGAGCCTGTCAGGCTGACCAGTTCCATGTCGTGGAACAAAGCACCGTTGCCAGCGTTGTAGACGATCAGTGTCCCAAACTCCCAGCCAATGGTCTCACCCCAGTGGGTGCTGATGTTGTCGACAAGATAGCCAAATTGGGTAGTCGTGGGATGTGCTACGTTCCAGCGGTCATAGCACCAGATGCACTCGGTCGCGTTCCAGATGTTTTCATCCACTACCGTTGACGATAACGTGAACCATACGGGCATAGACAGTGCGGTTGATGCAGCGCCATCAAACACAAACGTGTGGCGCGGCAGGTGAACGATCAGGTGCTGGTGCGCCCGGTCAATCTTTTCTTCAATGTAGGATATACTCAATTCGGCTTCGGTATATTCCTGCAAGACTTCTTCAATCTCACGGGTGGAAATCTTCTGCGCGTTTCCATTGGCCCCAAGATAGATTGCTGGTGCCTCATTCCGACCGCCGCCGATAAACGCAATGGCATCCATGTAAACACAACAGGCAAATGTCCCAACCGTGCCTTTCTGGATTTGCGCACCGCTGATCCGCTGGAATGGAAAGCCTGCCGAACCTGTATTGTCAAACACCTCTATGGTGTAGCGGTTCAGCGCATAGATTTCGTTGCGCAGTTTCCAGATCGCTTTGATCGGGTCTGGGTCAACTTCAGACGAGCCATACTTCAGAGGACTCACAGAGAACGGGTCATTCAATTCTGTAATGACAAGAAACTCGCCATCTGTAGTCATGTAGTAACCATCGACCCAAACCACATCGAGAGCAACGCCCAGATCGGGATCGGTCACTTGTGTCAGCGTGGTGCCGTCATACAGATACAGCCGACCGCCTGATGTCACTGCTAGATAGGTGAAGCCGTAGTCAAACGTGACACGGCCACCTGATCCAACATCACCAATCACCGTGACAACATTAGCCGACGAGATGGAAACCAGCTTGGTCCCCATAACTCGGTAAAGTTCGCCGTTCCAGTTAATGGCCCCGCGACTGATGCCGGGGCCAGTGCCTAGTTCAACGATCCCTTCGCCGGGCCGCAGAT